TTGTCAATGTCTTGATTATAACGCCTGAAGTTGGATTTGTAGACGAATAATCGCTATATACCACAGCGTATCTTTCTAATTATTAAAGTCTTTTTTGCTCTCTGCACTTTTTTCAGTGCAGGGATTTAATTACGTGCTCAGGCACAGCCTACCCTTGTGAGGTAAGCTGTACCTAATCTATACACGTAATGATTGTCTTACGTTACTAAGACAAAGCACTGTCCACGTTAGATGGATCAATGCCATTGTAAGAGCGTAACTGGAACCGATCGCCTTGCAATGTGTGAGTCACCCCATCCTTCTGATAGGTTTCACCACTTGGTTGAGGAGCAAACTCCCACTGACGTCCTGAAGATGCCTCTACTATTGATTCAGCGGGTATTACATCCACTACCTCTCCATACGTATACTTCATACCAGTCTCAGGATTTACTCTTGGTATGAGGGTACTGTATAAGGTCTTAGCTGTGGTTGATTTATCAGCTTTCATTACGATAAACATACGATTGATCGGACTATGTTCTGTTAGGTCTAACATTACTTAGCTCTCCTTTATTATGTTAATGGATTAATCTCGTAGCTTGCGGGGTGAGACCCCAGGCTGTTCTGTATGGTGGGGCGTTCCGTGCTCAACCATACAACGTGCTGAGCTAACAAGAAGATAGTGGGCGGAAAACTCAACGAGAACGTCTCCCCCACACAACAGAACGGACGGGGGTCGGGTTAGGGTATATCTCTCACACTCATTCTAAACCTATTTTTTGAGATTTTTCTTCTCTTGGAACGGATTGCTTGCCTCAAACGAATAACATGGTAGGGCCACTATGGTATATATTCCATTATGGATGAATATTGCGAAAAGGAGATATACGACCCTATTACGGGTATTTGGTTCCCTGTCCATATTACAGATGAAGATGTTGTAGAGTTAATGCTCAAGGCGGAGGAATTACGTGCTGAGGAGGAGATCCTCAGAAAAGCGGCATTAAAAGCTATGGGTGCTACAGATGGTTGGATTCAGCTTGAAAATTAGGGATGCAGGGATTATAGTATATACTATATATAGGAAGAGTATATATAGTTTATGTATTGTTTTCTAACGAAAACTAGTATACAAGGGATAGAATGGAAGTAATTGAGCGAAGATTAAAAAAATTTGGATTTGAGACACGTCCTTTCAATGTTTATACGTCTGAAGAGGCTGAAAGAGAGGGGATTAAGTTCAAGCACTGGCGAAGTTGTCATCCTGGTGATTGGGGTGTAACGGACGATGAATGGGTAACGGAGTGTTTAGATGAGTACAAGAGCAAGAATACGACTCAGTTGGTATTTTCTTGTGGGCGAGTTTGGGTTAATGAGCGTTCTAAGTTTGAATTTGCTCCTAGGTTGCGTACAGGGAACTTTTATGGAACAAGTACTGATACGTGGCAAGAACAGGAAATGAAGCGGACTCGGACCAAACGGGCTGTAACTGCGTATGCACATATGTTTTTAAGTGGGAAACCTGTAGATTGGAACTTTATTGGCGAGATCTACCGTCCAGACCAGCAAAGGCCCGATCTCACAGTGCGGAGATTATTCAAAGAAAAGGAGATAGAAAGGTTGATTGATAAAAAAATACGAGAATTAGGCGATGAAAGGGGTATTACTGAGGATACAGCCTTTGAATGGATAGAAAAAGCAGCTGAAATGGCAAAAGAGAAGAGAGATCCGTCTAATTTGATGCGTGCAGCCGAAAACCTGATAAAAATCTTTGGAATGGAGCCTAAAAAGCAGATTATGACCGATACTATGGAAATTGACCTTTCTAGGCAGATAGAAGGGACGATTGAGAAGGAGCAGGCTAGATTAGTGGCTAAGAAGGAAAAAGAGGGATATGTAGAGGAGCTTGCTAGTGACAATGAAGGAAGCTGAGAAGTTATTGGTTGAAAAGTTTGGATGTGTTCTTGTTGAGGACTTGCGGGATGATATATTCACTCAAAGGTTCAAAAAGTCCATTGCTACAGTCAATATGACTGCTGAATGGCTGAGAAGTGTCGGATACAAGAATGTCAAGGTGATGAAACCCCAGATAGCTCCAAGTTACTCCCAATGGCGGCAATATGTAGATAATGGCGATATTTACGTTGGAGAGCACCGAGTTGAGGTAAAAGGGCTGGGTCCCAAGTACAGATTTACCAAATCCTCAGAATATCCCTGGGACAATGTGATTGTTTGTGCAAAACACTCTTTTGACATGGCAAAACCGAAACCAGTTGTCTATTTGCTCTGGAATTACGAAAGAACGCACGTTGGGTGCATTCCGACCACTACTTCTCGCCAATGGCAGGTAAAAAGCATTAAAGACCCGAAATATCCGCGTTATCAAGATTTTTATGTCACAGGGAAGCAAAATATGATTGTTAAGCCCAGATTTACGAGATCTGAGCAGCTGGAATTGATGTGAGCGATAAAAAGAGAGTATTACGGGAGAATTTAAGAAAAGACATGTTATTGTTTGGTAAGGTTGTTATGCCAAACATGTTCAGTGCCGAATCACCGCTATTCCATGGGGAGATAACGAGGAAACTACATGACAAGACTCATAAACAGATTAATATCATTGCTCCACGAGGTCATGCAAAAAGTAGTATTGTTGGCGGGGTTTTCCCGCTCTATCATATTCTTTTTGATAAAGGTCCTAAACTTGTTGTCCTTGTATCTCGTACTCAAGATCATGCGGTTAAGCTTCTGGGTACGATCAAGGACGCTTTAGACTATTCTGAGCAGTTAAGATATATATTTGGGTACTGGGGGATGAACTCTGCGAAAAAGTGGGCCAGGGCAGAGATAGAATTAAAAGATGGCTCTATGATTGTTTGTAAAGGTACAGGTCAGCAGATCAGGGGTATCAAAGTAGGAAACCAACGGCCTACTCTAATTATTCTAGATGATCCAGAGGATGAGAACAATACTAAGACTTCTGAAGCAATGGAAGGCAACCTACGCTGGTTATTGCAATCGGGTGTTCCTTCTCTTGATCCTTTAAAAGGCAGGATAGCAGTTATTGGCACTCCTCAGCATGAACGATGTATGGTAGAAACATTAAAAGAGATGAAGGGATGGGAAAATATGACTTTTCGCCCTGATTTGGAAAAGGAAGTCCCCCTTTGGGATGCAGTATGGCCTATGGACAAGCTGCTCTCTAAAAAGGCCGAATTAGAGTCCATAAACAGGGCGAGCATTTTTTATAGGGAGTATATGTGTCAAATCATTGGTGATGAGGATCAATTATTCAAAGAAGAGATGTTTTGCTATTATGATGGCTATATTCAGTTGAATAATGATAATGATGCTACATTATATTTAAAAAAGTTAGATGGTGAGAAGACTGAGGAGGCTAGACCAGTGAATATCTTCACTGGTGTTGATCCAGCATCTAGCACCAAGCAAACTGCCGATTATTCGGTTATCTTCAATATTGCAGTAGATCAGAACATGAATAGGTTTGTTTTGCCCTATTGGCGTAAGCATGCAACGCCATTGCAAGTAGCTGATGCAATACTTCATAACTTCAAAACCTATCATCCTAAAAAGACAAGGATTGAGGTCGTGGGTTATCAGGAGATGCTAAGAGAGTATGTACGACAAATGGCAGAAGATCAGGGGATGTATGTGCCAGGACTTGAAATACGGGAAAATCCACGAAATGCTAAATCTGTTAGGTTGGAATCGTTACAACCTGCATTTGCTCAAAGAAAAATCTATATGATGCGTAATATGCATGAATTGACAAATGAGCTTCTATTATACCCAAGAGGTAAGCACGATGACCTCTTAGATGGCATGTTTTATGCCAACAAAGGCTGCTATAGACCTTTCCGACTAGAGAAACAAGGTGGTGAGGAGAAGAAAAGACCACTTTTCTCAAGAGGAACGGACTGGATGACTGCCTAATATTTATAGACAATATTTGCTTTATATAATATCTTCGCTTTGATGCCAAAGTGGATTCTTAGTGAAAATTAACATATTTGGCAAAAAAGAGCCAGATATGAGGGAACCTTTGTCAAACGTGACAGGTAAGGATAACTATACAAGCATTGATCTAAATGCTTATAATAATAACAATAAGGTCGGGGTACCAAGTCTTCCTACATACAGTTTCAACAAATTTATGGATGATATGGATCGGGTAATCAATCCAAAACTACCTAAAAATACGGACATTATAGAACTTTGAGAAATCGCACTATTGCAGAAAGAATGGATCAAGAACCGAGTGAGGTACTTGGAGCCGATGCTGGTGCTGGTGAACAATTAGAGATACATCCAGAGGTCAAAAAAACTTTGGAACTTTTTACTGAATACGAAAATGCGAGGAATGACTGGGCAAGTAGATTTTCGGAAGCTAAAGAATTTAGGAATGGTGCCCAATGGACTAAAGAGCAGTCTGATGTTCTTGAAAGAAGAGGACAGGCTGCTATCGTGGTTAATAGGATTCATCCTATTGTAGAAACCGCAAAAGCTCTTTTAACTTATAATAGGCCTCAGTTTCGTTCTACTGGAAGAGAAGATAGCGATACTAGGACAGCTAAAATATATTCAGATGTAATGGCGTGGATCTGGGAGAGGTCCAATGGCAATACTGAACTAAAACAAGCCATTGATGATTATTATGTTGGTGGGATGGGCGTTATTCAGGTTTATCAAGATCCATATATTGATATGGGGCGCGGTGAGGTCTTGGTTACATCTCTAAATCCTCTTGATGTATATGTAGATCCTAATTCCAGGAATACTTATGGAAAAGACGCTGCCAATATCATTATCCTAAAAGTTCTAACAGATGAGCAAGCAAAGAAGATGTTTCCTGAATACGAGAATATTTGGAGTAATTCTGATTATGTTCAGGAACAAGAT